CAAGACCCGGGCACGGTTCGACATTTTGACCGATTGGCTCCCGGGGCCGTACGGTGACTCCTACTCGGCCTATAGGGCCTTTCGTGCCGCCAACATCAGCGACGGCAGGCTCACTTTTCCTGCGTCTATGGTCGGAAAACAGGCCCTCATCATGCTGTTCAGCGGTGCACAGGGTGGTCAGGGCGGCTTCGATGGTGAGGACGGCGAAGCACCAAGTGGATACGATAACATTGGCGCAGATGCCGCAGGCGGCCTCGGAGGCATGGCAGGAGAACCGGGCGAACGGGGCATGGTGTTTTCTGTGCAGGTTGACGAATTACCTGCTTACTACGACAACGCCGTTGTCGGCGCAGGTGGAGCAGGTGGAGCTAAAAACGGAGGTGTTGGGGCCCGTGGCGGTGCTACGACACTTGGCGCTTGGTCCTCTGATGATGGCTCACAACTGCTTGACGAACACATAAACCTGATTGACGGCACGGTCTATGCAAAAGAGAACAACCCCGGCATCAACGGTGGAAACGGAGGATGGGGCCGTGGCCTTGGTGATGTTGGCTTCGGCACTTCAACAAGAGGCGATATTGTCCCACCGTATGATGGTGGGGCCTATGCCAACGGCTCCGCATGGTACGAGAGTACATCTCTTGGGCGTCAGTATTACGACTCCGGCGGTGTTGGTGGCGGTGGTGCAGCCTACGGCCACGCAGGTGGAAACGGAACTTCTGCTCGTGAAGGACAGGAAGATTTCGACTCCTACGGCGGCAACGGCGCAAACGCATCATCGTGGCCAAAAGCAACAGAAACACGGCCCGGAAGAGGCGGTAACGGTGGAGGTGGAGGCGGTGGTTCCGTTCTTCAGCAGGTTTACAATGCGTGGTCAGGCTTTACCACCTTTGGTTGGAACAACGGAGGCACAGGCGGCACAGGTTCCGCAGGAGGTCAGGGCGGCGACGGCCTGATCCTTGTTTACTATAACCCTGTTTAAGGAGAAAAACATGGCAGATTATGTATCGGCCCTAACCGGGCCCGAAATGGACGAAGCACTTTACGACATGGCCTCCCACACCTCGGAGGCGTGGGCCGTCGGCACAAGGAACGGTCAAGCCGTTACAAGTGGCGATCCTACCTACAACAACAACTCGAGGTATTGGGCAGGCAGAGCGTCTACCTACAACACCAACGCACAGGCGGCGGCGGCAAGGGCAGAAGGTGCCGTTCCGGCGAGTACGGAAGGTGCTGTCTTTTTCAGCGTGTCGCAGAGCCTTACCGACGCACAGCAAGCACGGGCGAAGGCCAACATCGGTGCAGGCGGCATGAGCAACCCGAACCTGCTTTTCAACCCGTGGTTTTTGGTAGATCAGAGAGGAAGCACCACATATTCCGGCCCGACTACGGGCTACGATATGTGGCGAATCCTTAATGGGACTTCTATGACAAGTGCCACGAACGGAAAGAAGATCTCGTTGGCTGAAGGTTACCACTTGAATATTCAGCAGTTCATACCGAGCGATACCATGTACAACCTTTTGGGGAAAACAATAACGGTATCAATTAGGGGCAATTCGGGCATCATCTATTCTTTAACAGGCACCCTTCCGTCTTCTATCGCATCGGGAACGACTCACTACTTTGGGAACATCTATGTTGGGAGCATCGCCATCAATGTGCGATTTATGCACGATGTCGCAGGTGGTTATTCAGGGTATACATTTTGGCTTTATTCAGGAGCGACGGACGCTTTTGACATCTATGTCCGAGCAATCAAATTGGAACTCGGCCCTGTTTCCACTCTTGCGAACGATATGCCGCCTTTCTACATGGACGAACTGCGCAGATGTCAGTTATATCTGCGTGTAATTAGAGGCATATCTTCGAGCGGTTACGGATTTGTTGGAAGGGCGATGTCGGCGACCGTGGCGGCTTTCTACCTACAGGCATACATGGCATCAACGCCAACTACAACATATACAGGATCTCCCACAGTAAACGGCACGGCGATTTCAGCAATATCAAGCAGTTACCGAAACTCGGAAACGGTCGAACTCCGTGTGACTACTACAGGACTCACCTCCGGGAGCGCAGTTCAGGTCAGCGTGCCTTCGGGCTCGGCCATCATAATTTCCGCAGAACCTTCAACGCTTTAATGAAAGGAGAACACCATGTTCTACACCATCATCATCACCGAAACACAGGCCATCTTCGCCTTCGCAAGCCTTACCGCCGCAAGCGAAAAGTTCCACACGGAACTGGCCTACGCCATGAATCAGAACATCGCCTGCACCTGCGTCGTCATGGACCGCCACGGGGCCGTCTACAAGAGCGAAGAGTTCACGCCGCAGGCAGAAACCACGGAGGAATAAACGCATGATAACCTACACCACCCCAACCATCTCGCTCACAGTGGAAGGTGTAGACCTTTCCGGGCTGGATGTGTACGTGTCCCTGGAACAGGGCAGCAAAGAGATGGTCAAGACCGGAAACGACCTCATCATCACCACGGAGACGCACGGGCAGGTCACGGACTCGAACATCGTGTTCACCCTTACGCAGGAGGAGTCCGCTTCCTGGAACCTCGGCAAGTCCGTCATGGTGCAGGTCAACTGGATCTCGTCTGACGGCGTGCGCGATGCCACCGAGATCAAGACCATCGGAGTCATGAGGAATCTGCTGGACGAGGTGATCCAGTATGGCAATTAAGCTCAAAGTACAAGAAACAAACGTCAAGCTCAGCGTCGCAGCTGCGGACGGGGCGACCTTCTCGGCTCACGAGGGCATCCCTATCTACCCGGACACTTACCAGGGACAGATGGAAGTCACGCCCTCGGCCGAGACGCAGACCCTGGAAACCGCCAACCTGATGATGCTCGAGGACATCACCATTAAACCCATCCCGTCCAACTACGGTCTGATCACCTGGGACGGATCCACTCTCACAGTTTCTTAACAGGAGGCCAACATGGCACAGAACGTAGTAATCAACAGCGTAACCTATCAGAACGTCCCGGAAGTCGACATCCCCAAGAGCGGCGGTGGCACCGCCAAGTTCTACGATACCAGCGACGCAAACTTCGACGGGAGCCACCTGCTCACGGGTAAGAGCGCATACGGCTCGTCCGGGTCCGTTAACGGCTCGATGGCCAACAACGGCTCTACCTCCGGCACGATCAGCACAAAGGCAGGCACTGTCAGCGTCCCGGCAGGCTATACCTCCGGCGGCACGGTCAGCATCGACAGCACGGAGCAGAGCAAAATCACAGCAGGCAACATCAAGAGCGGCGTGACCATCCTCGGCGTGTCCGGCTCGCTTGCCTTGCCCACGATCTCCCAGGACAGCACCACGAAGATCCTCTCCATCTCGTAAGGAGGTGGGAACATGGCACAGAATATCACCCTTTTAGGGGCTTCCTACAGCGATGTGCCTGCCGTACAGCTCCCGAAGACTGGAGGCGGCACGGCAACCTTCACCGATGTGACGGATACGACCGCAGCTGCCGCAGACGTGGCCACCGGCAAATACTTCTACACAGCGGCAGGTGTGTTCACACAGGGGACGGCATCAGGCGGCGGTGGAGGTGGATGGACGAAGATAGGCAACACCACCGAACTCGCCGTCAACACAACCTCCACCTCTGCGGCATCGGCCGGGACTATTTCTATAGGTTCGTCATATTACACCGATGCTTATATTATTTATGTTCGCATACGGGATAAAGAGGGGAAAAGAAACAACTATTTCTACGGCTCTGACAGTTTCTTTATAAACTACTACAAAGCATCTTCCCAAACACAAACTCTGTCTGTCGCAGGGATAATTTATTATAAGTACGCCAGTAACGCATACACAGGATATACAGGCTCGTATGGCGTTTATGGCTACTCAATCAACTCCTCCGGGACACTCACAATCCGTAAACGATATAGTTCGTCTAACACGACAACAATCAACTCAACCTACCTCATAGATGTCTATTACATCGCACCGCCACAGGCGTTGTTCGGATAGGAGGCTGATGCACTATGACCGAAGCAATCGTCGTCGCACTTATAACAGGCGTGTTCTCGTTTATCGGGGTCTATTCCTCGAACCGCAAGTCGGCCGCCCTTGTCGAATACCGCCTCAAGCAGTTAGAAGACAAGGTGGCCGCCCACAACAACCTCGTGGAGAGGATGTACGCCGTAGAAGAAAAGCAGACCCTCACCGATGAAAAGCTCAAGGTGGCAAACCACCGCATCGACGACCTCGAAAAGGAGGCAAAAGCATCATGAATGTACTTACAAAGCAGTGGTGGAAGGCTGCAGCCATCCGCGCTGTCAAAACCATCGCCCAGACCGCAGTCTCCATGCTGACGGTCGGGCAGCTGTTCACCGATGTCGACTGGCTCGGGATCCTCAGCATCTCCGCTGTGGCCGGCATCATCTCCATCCTTACCAGCCTGGCAGGCCTGCCGGAGGTAGAAGAAAAATGAGATTCACCCCGCAGCTGGTGATCCCGTCAGCTGGCGATCCCTACTACAACACGAAGAACTCCGGCGGGTACAATCCCTGTATAAAGGGCAACCCGAAGAACCGCAACAAGGATCTCAACGTGCTGCCGAACTGCGTCGGCTACGCCACCGGGCGCTTCAACGAGATCGGCGGCTGGACGGACTGCCGCTACCTGGGCAACACCAACGCGGCCAACTACATCGACCTGGCTAAAAAGCAGGGCCTGCGGATCTCCCAGCGGCCCAAGGTCGGCGGCTGCATGGTCTGGAAAGGCGGCAACACCGGCGAAGGCCACGTCGCCATCGTGGAGATGGACCTGGGCAACCGCTTCGTCACCAGCGAGTCCGAGTACTACGGCAAGCAGTTCACCATCTACCAGCGCTTCGGCGACAACTGGCGCTCCGGCTGCTACTGGATGGGCAGCTCGTACACGTACCTGGGCTGCATCATCAACCCGGCAGTCACAGAGGAGGAAGACATGACCAAAGCAGAAACCGAGGCCCTGATCCGCGAGATGTTCCCGGACCTCATGGCCGACTACCTGGCGAAACTGGCACAGCAGCCGGCGGACGCCTGGGCAGAACCTGCAATCGAATACTGCAAGCGCATCGGCCTGATGGTCGGAGACCCTGACGGGAACTTCCGGCCGCAGTCGCCTGTTAGACGCGAAGAGCTGGCCTCGATCTTAAGGGGGCTTATGACTGGCCAGTAATTCTACCCCGGGGAAACCCGGGGCTTTTTTATTGCCGCAAAAAGAGTCATGTTTTTGAGTCATGTTTTTGCCGAAAAAGACAGGAAAAGACGAGAAAGAACGGACACGAACGAACGCAAACAGACAACGAGCAAAAGCCCGCAACCCTTGAAAATACAACGAAAAAACCCCGCAGCCGTTGAAACTACAGGGTTTTACTTCTGGTGGACCTTAGGGGATTCGAACCCCCAAGGAATGTTGATTTTTCAATGCTTTAGACCATGCGAGTCATGTTGAATAGTCATGTTTTGCAAAGATTCGAAGTATTGGTCCACTAAATCGTCCACCGCTACACGCTCCGCGCTGAAGGTGTGCTGGTAGACTGACTTCATGACGTTCGGAGTCTTCCAGCCGCCGCGCTCCATCGCGTACTTCTCCGGGATGTTCAGCTGCAGCATGACGCTGGCGTTCAGGTGCCGCAGATCGTGGAAGGTGATCTCCAGTCCCTCGGCGTCCATGAGCTTGCGGAAGTGGTAATAGATCCACGTCCGGCTCTGCGGGACGATGTAGATGCTGGATCGGTCCGCGTCCTCGATCAGCTGCATGATGTACGGCGGCAGGCGGTGCCTACGCTTGCGCATTTCGGCCTTGGCTGCGTCTTTTACTACGGGGTGTCCATCTATATCCACCATGACCCGATTGATCGTTATAACGCCGTTTTTTATGTCTGACCAGCGCAGGCCTCGGATCTCCGAGATGCTGAACGAGAGCCAGAGCGCCAGCATGACCGGCAGTTCGACCTCGGTGCCCTTCACGATGTCCATGACCTGCTTCGGCTCCGGGTAGTCCTTGAAATTGCGGTGCCTTTTAGGGAGCCTGACGTCCCATTTAACGCGAGAAATGTGCCACAGGGCAGAACTTATCAAGCCCCACTCATTCGCCACTGTTTTGGCCGAAATACGGCCTCTGCGGCCCATCCTGTTGGCCTCCTTATTGATCTCACGCTGCAGCAGCTTCTCGTCGAGATCCTCGATGCGGACGTCCATGAGATCCTGGAAGCCGGTCCTGCGAATCTTCTGGTAACCGGCGACGGTCGCAGGCGACAGGATCCGGCAGAGCTCGATGTACTGATCCACCGCATCGCCCACGGTGAGCTTCGTCTTCGGGGCCTTCTTGCGGTCAGATCTCTTGTACTTCTTCGCCAGGTATTCGCAGTCGTCCTTCGTGTCGGCGGTGATCCGCTTGAAGTGCTGCCGGCCGTCTTCGTCCTGGTAAGCGTAGACCCGGATGGTCCACTTGCCGCTTTTTGTCTTTTTGGCTTTTGCCATAGCGTCCTCCTATGCTATAATGGACGCACTGGGAGATGGTATTCCTCCACCTTCACAGTACCATTGAGGGAGTCTTGTTTCGCAGCTGGGCTCCCTTTTATTGTGCTTTTACTTCCTGCTCCTTCAGAGCGACCGGCAGCGAGCTGTAGAAGTGCCCGCGCCGGATGTGATCTATCTCGTGCCAGTATGCCCTCACCCTGGCTTCGTCTGCCAGGCGTGCGTTCAGGTATATGTTGTAGTCCCCCTCGGCGTCTTTTACTGTAACGCCTCGGACCGCTTCCGGCATATCCATGATGCGTATAATTATGCAGTCCATTTAATACCCCTTTTTGGTCCCTACTCGCCCTTCAGGGCCTCCAGGATCCGCATGGTCTTCTCAACGTCTTCAGGCGTGGCCTTCCAGGCCAAGGAGAACAGTCCACGCATGTCTGGGCGATCATTGAAGATCTTTTCCAGCAGATCATCCAGGGACGGCTCCTCAGGAGGCTCGTAACTGTCCAGGAGATCCGACCTGCTGCAGCTGAACAGCTCGCACAGTTTGTCGATCTTGTCCATGCGCGGCATCTTGACGCCCTTGCACCAGTTAGAGACGGACGCCTGGCTGACTCCGCAGTGCGCCGCGACGTCTGCCTGGGTGAGTCTCTTCATCTCCATGAACCGAACTATATTTTCAGCGATTATCCTGTTGATTTCCTGTTCCGACATTTTTCGTTTCTCCTTCATTAAATGTTGGGACTACATTTTATAACCAAAAGACCAAAACGGCAAGAACAAAAATAAAAAAATATAACTTTTGTTGTTGACTTAACTTTAGGTTATGCTTATACTGTTGCGTAGGAGGTGTTTATATGGCCAAATTACAGATTACAATGGCGGCCGCCAGGGTGAACGCCGGATTCACACAGCGCCAAATAGCCGCCAAAATGCAGGTCTCCACGGCTACCATCATTAACTGGGAGCACGGGAAAGTCATACCGAAGCCTGCGCAACTGAAGATGTTCTGCGACCTTTGCGGAATATCTGTCGAGCATATTTTTTTACCGGCGGTATAACTTAAAGTTAAGGAGCAAGAAATGGAACTGATGGGACTGCCAGAAATCATGGCGACCCTGCACATCAGCAGGAAGGAAGCAACCAGGATCCTGAACCTGCCAGGCTGCCCAGTGCTGCCGAGAATAAAAGGCGGGCGATTCAGAGTTCCGAAGGAAGCGTTCCTGGAATGGATCAACAGCGGATGCAAGTGAAAGGAGAAAAACATGGCAAAGTTTAAGGCTGGCGACAAAGTCGTCCTGGAGATCTCCGGCGTGGAGATGATCGGCATGATGGAGACCAACTACGTGACCACCTGCGGCATGCGGGTCAAGGTCGCGGATCTGGACAAGGCCGAGCTGGTAAAGGAGCCGAAGGCCGAGAAGGCACCGGCGAAGAAGCCTGCAGCGAAGAAGACGGCGAAGAAATGAGAGGCCGGCAAAAGTTCGTGCCCAAGCGTGGCACAGTCTACAAGAACCACGGCGGCGGAGAGTTCCGATGCATCCGCAGCTACGGCTACAACGCCGACATGCAGAACACGAAGAGCGGCTGGACCTTCCTGGCACATGTGTGCCGGATGTACGACTCCGGCGAGATCGACTGGGAGTGGAGCAGCGGCGGACGTTTTATGGAGGTATAGGACATGAAGACATACAGATGGAATTGGAAGAAGTGCGCAGCCAACATGGTGACCCTGTTGACGCTTCTGGGCGTCAACGCGGTGGTCTTTTGGATGCTGGTCAGATGGATTTCCCTTGGAGGTGCAGCATGAGCGACAAGATCAAGTGTTACTGCAAGCGCCCGGACAGCAAGCTGTATTCGACCTGGATCAGCAACAACCTGAAGAACCTGCAGACCTTCGTAGGCGGATACATCGAAGTCGTTCCCGTTACCAGGAACATCGTGATGATCTGCAACGAGGAAGGCAAGCTGCAGGGCCTGGATCCAAACTTCAGGTACCTCACGGATATGATCGTCGGCCCGGTCATCTTCTGCGGCGTAAAGGGCGAAGAGTTCGCCGATATGCCGGTGGAGTTCGAAGAGTTTAAGAGACACTTCGAGCAGATCTTCAAGGAGGTGCGGCATGGCTGAGAAGAAACGCAAGACCTGCCAGATTTGCGGCTGCAGCTTCATCCCGACGAGCAACGTGCAGAAGTACTGCCCGGAGTGCAGGTACCACATGCAGAAGGACGGCACCGTCAAGGATGCGTTCGTGAAGTACCAGCAGGCCAGGAAGCCCGGCGAGGTGAAGAGCTTCACGCTGAAGGAGACGCCGGAAGACAACCTGCAGCAGCCGGAAAGCCCGGAGCGCCCTGCCCTGCCGGAAGACTGGGCAGAAGAACAAAAGAAAATCGACCTGCCCGATGGGCTGGCGGTGATCGAGGAGCACGCAGAGATCCTGCGGCGCTATTACAAGGGCGAGCTGGTCGACAAGACCGAGTTACTGGCGAGGATCCGGGAGAAGCTCGGCGAGTTTTAGGAGGAGAGAATGGACAAAAGCGAAAGAAAGAGCGAGATCGGCTTCCTTGGGATCGCTGCGGCGCTTGCCAAGCAGTGCATCGACAAGGACGGCGTGGTCAGCGTTGGGCCATGGTACGACAACCGGCGCCCGCACGACATCACCTGGAAGCCTGGCGTGTTCATGTGGCCGTGGAAATTCTTCGAGCTTTTCGGCGATGACACCGAGTTCGAATACGTCCCAGACCGCTACAGCGGACTGCAGATCGTGACCGAGGTGAACGGGATCGTCTACTATGCGACAGTCACCCATAGCGATGTGATCGAGAACGGGAGGCTGCAGTCATGAAGACCCCGAACCGCTGGATCAAGATCAAGCAGCACACGGAATCGTGGCAGCCGTTCAAGATGTCCGGGCAGACCCCGGCAGGGACAGGCGAGTGCCGGCTGAGGATGCCGGAGATCCCGTGCCTGTTTCGTAGAAGTAAAAAGTCCCACCAGATCAGATGGGACCGTTTAAGTGGAGAAAGGAGCAACTAATGGCAGTGCCAGTAATCGTATATGGAAAGAGCGGCTCCGGCAAGAGTCGCTCCCTGAAAAACTTCGCAGAGGATGAGATCTACCTGGTCAATATCCTCGGGAAGATGATGCCCTTCAAAGGGCAGTTCAAGTATACCACCGAAGGCGACAATGTGCAAACCATCATGGCAGGCCTGGCGAAGATGCCGACCAACGCAGCCGTGATCGACGACTTCGGCTACATCATGACGAACATGTGGATGCGCGGCCACGGTGCCGGCGATCAGTTCAAGCTATACAGCCAGATCGGCGACACCATCTGGAACATGATCGAGTACATCAAGAACCTCGACCGCAACAAGATCGTCTACCTGGTCATGCACGACGACACCGGCGACGACGGCTTCTCGAAGCTGCGCACGATCGGCAAGCTGCTCGACCAGAAGGTCTGCATCGAGGGCATGGTGACGGTAGTGCTGCATAGCGTCATAAAGGGAGACAAGCACGTCTTCCGCACGAACAGCGACGGGAATGACCTGGCGAAGAGCCCGGAGGGAATGTTCCAGGACATCGAGATGGAGAACGACCTGAAGGCAGCAGACAAGCTGATCAGGGAGTATTGGGGCTTGAAGCCTCTGAAGGAGGCGAAGTAAATGGGCCGCATGATACCGATTTACAACGCCGAAGCGGTCGAACCGCCCGAGGAGGACGGCTGCACCTACGAGTGCCCCTGCTGCGGGACTCCGCTGAACTGGGACGAAGAAGTCATAGTACGAGATGTGGATGGCGCCATCATCGGCTGCTGGTATTGCACAACACGGCGAGACGCCGGAGAGATATTCGAGGAGGAATAAATGAAACCATTAGGAAAAGCATACAAAGACGCAGAAGCCAGCACGGGCGAGTTCAGAAGACTGCCGGCTGGCGGCTATATCGCCAAAATAACGGGCGTAGAGGACAAGGACGACAAAGAGTACCTGAACATCACCTTCGACATCGCAGAGGGCGAGTTTAAGGGCTTCTACAGCGACGAATGGGGCAAGGCTCACCCGTACGCTCACACCTTCGTCCGCTCTTATAAGGAGAAGGCCCTGGGCATGTTCAAGGGCTTCCTGAAGGCCGTCGATGAGTCCAACGGCACCAACTTCGAGGAACAGGCCGTTAAGGGATTCCCCGAAAACAGGCTGGTCGGTCTGCTTGTTGGCGTCCTTATCGGCTACGAGGAATACATGAGTACCCGTGGCGAGATCCGCGAGAGAACGACCGTCACGGCCACGCGCACGGTGGAGACTATCAGATCCGGCAACTACAAGGTGCCCGAACTGAAGAAACTGGCGAACGCTCCAGCGAGCACCTCACCCGTCGAAGGCTTCGAAGCGGTCAACGAAGCCGACCTTCCCTTCTGATGGAGGTGACATCATGCCATTCAAAAAAGGCAATCAGTACGGAAAGAACGGCAAGGGCAATCTGAAGCACGGCCTTTGCGGCACTCGTATCTACCAGTGCTGGGGCGATATGAAGCAACGCTGCAACAACGAAGCGAATGCCTTCTATCATCGCTATGGAGGCCGTGGAGTGTCTTATACGAAAGACTGGGAAGAGTTCATGCCGTTTTATGAGTGGGCCATGGCGAACGGATACAGAGATGATCTGACGCTTGACCGCATTGACAACGATGGAGACTACACACCAGAAAACTGCAAATGGTCTACCCAGAACGAGCAGAGTATGAATAAAACACATCTGCAAAGCAAAACTGGCGTTGTAGGAGTCAGGTGGAAAGCTAACCGCTATCAGGCAGAGATTTGTCGGTATGGCGAATACCACTACATTGGACGATACGAGACTCTCGAAGAAGCAAAAGCGGCAAGAGATGCGGCTTTAGAGGCCTTAAATGTACATCATAGAGGATTCTCGTAATAAGGCAGGTAAGCACGAGACCAAGCACGCCGCCTGGGAGGAGCACGGCGACCGAATAATCCGCTGTGCCCTTCCCTTCGGCGACTACATGGCAGTGCCGCCGGTGTCGGTGGACACCAAGGCCAGCATGCAGGAGATCGCGCAGAACATCGGCGGATCCACGGCGGAGCACAACCGCTTCAGGAAGGAGCTGCAGCGTGCCAGAGAGGCCGGCTGCCACCTCTACATCCTGGTGGAGAACGACGAAGGGATCCGAGACCTGGAAGGCGTCGCCACATGGGTCAACCCTCGGCTGATAGACAGCCCGAAGTCCATCACCGGGGAGCGACTCGCCAAGGCCATGCAGACGATGCAGGAACGCTACGGCGTGACCTTCCTGTTCTGCCATCCAGAGCGTGCTGCTGCCGTGATCCACTACCTGCTGGAGAGGGGGATCTGATGGCGGAGAAGACAACATGGATAAAGGTCGACCGAAACATACTTGATTGGGGCTGGTACAAGGATGCGAACACCTTCCGCGTGTTCATGCACCTGCTACTGACCGCGAACGTCAAGCCGCACAAGTTTATGGGGGTAGAGATCAAACGAGGCGAACTGGCAACGAGCCAAAAGTCGCTGGCTGAAAGCCTTGGTATTTCAGTACAGTCTGTCAGAACGGCGATTTTGCACTTGAAACTAACAGGCGAGGTAACAGTCAGCCAACACAGTCGCTTCTCAGTAATTTCAATACCTAACTACGATTTGTACCAAGGCAATCAACAGGCAAGGCGACAATCAGCTAACAGTCAGTTAACAGTCGACCAACAACAATCAAAGAATATAAGAATGGATATAAATATCCAAGAAGAGAGAGCAGCTGACGCTGCTATGGTCTCTCCCTCTCTGGAGGAGGTGGTCTCCTATCGGGATCAGGCAGGATTCACCGTGGACGCCCAGGCTTTCTGGGACTACTACGAGGGAACGGGCTGGATGCGAGGGAGCCAACCGATTAGGAACTGGAAGGCCGTCATGCGCGGCTGGGAAGGCAAGCCTGTGTACAAGCAGGAGAAGCCGAAGCAGGAAGAGGTGGACGAGGCTGTCAGGAGGTGGCTTGAAGAATGACAAAAGAAGAGTGCATGCGCGTGCTCGATTATTTGAGCAACATCTGGCCGAAGGCATACAGCCCGAACATGCGGCCGGAACGGAAGACCGACCTGCTGGACACCATCTACCAGGCACTTAGGTCTTATCACCTGGGCGATGTGATGGATGCGTGCAAGCAGATCGCGATGGAAGCGGAGAACGCGCCGACCATAGCGGGGATCCGGGCGGAGTGCAGGGCAAAAGACAACGAAAAGACCAGGGCGCCGAAGCGGCTGAACCTGGAAGGCCTGCCGGAGCACCATCCCTGGCGCGGATGCTTTACGCACCATGAGGCATACCTGGCCTGCATGGCGGACATGGCGAAGGGACTGTCGAACGGGAGCAACTTCTCGGAGTACATCCGGCGCTATCCGAAGACGACATGGAGGCCGTGGGCCAGCCCGGAGATCAACAAGGACAGATGGCCGTATATTACGGCGGACAACTTCGGCGGGTGGAAGCAGGACGAGAACGGCTTCTGCATCCCGTATACAAAATAGCCTTTAGGCAGGTCACGGCGGCAAAACTTAATATGTCAAACGTCTTGCACAGAATTAACTAACGGCTCCGAACCTTGCCGCCTGACCTGGGAGCCGTAGAGGGAGGAAACAATGGCAACACTACCGAAAGGAACAGAGAAAGACCGCTTCCTGTACGTACTTGGGCAGGCATTGTACGAACTACAGGATGGCGTGAACATACCAGGCGTCCGGGAGCGCACCTTCAACACGACCGAGTACGACTACATCAATGGCGTGTGCAAGTACATCGAGCGGATGATCGAGTTCTACGACAAGAAGGGCCTGCTCGTAAAGGAAGAATATGAGGCGAAAAATGAGTAAGTACATAGATGCAGACAGGATGAAAAGGCAGCTTGAGAATAGCACTTATCGTGCGAAGAACAAGTTTATTGAACTGATAAACGAACAGGACCCCGCCGATGTGGTGGAAGTGGTGCGGTGCGAGGATTGTAAGTATCACGAAAACGAAATGCCCGGCATGGTGTATTGCCCTGCGGTAGTAGGCGGTTGGGTGGACGCTGATTGGTTCTGCAAAGGTGGGGAGA